TTGCTTTTTTGTCTGGTGGATCATGTCGTCTTGGTGCTCTATAAAGTCCAACATACTCCAGTCTTTCCTATCTCCAGTAAAAATTATTTTTTTAGGATAAGGAAGTCTAAGGGCGCTTGTTCTATTAAAAAAGGTTTCGTTGGAAGCTGTTCTCGAAGCAAACCAAATCTTCTTATAATCTATGCAAGCTTGAAGATGCTCATTGGCCCGGCGAATAAAAGTAGTTGTAAAAACTTGGTTAAAGCAAATTTGATTATTCTCTAAATTATATTTTATCTTGGCTTGCTTTAAAGATTTTTGATAATCTAGTCCCTCTGCATCCGAGTTTAAAGGAATCGTTTTCAAGTTCATCCTAGCGTCTTTAAAAAATTGAGACTCATTGCAGCTATCTAAAAAAGTATCAGAACCAGCATTATCAAGACATATAAAAACAATATTAAAAGCTTGAAGCAGATAAGCTAAATATTTTACATGATTATTTAAGCTACCTAAACCCGCATAACTATGGACTAAAGTTCCTCTACCTGAGTCGTCATCTATTTCCATTACAGCCATGGCGAAATAATCCGCAGAAGGACTATCGCTCATATTAGGGTCAATACCTAGAACATAACGTTTACTAGATCTGCCGACCATCAAAGTAGAAGGCTCTTCATCGCCCGTTAAGGTGCATAGGTCCATCTTTTTAGCGCTAAAGTAGCTGTCACTACCATCAGTAAACTGAGCGCAATACTCTCGTTGAAAAGAGTAATGAGAGGCTCCCCCTTCTGAGGCTTCATCAATAATGGTCCTATCTATCATTTCCTCAGGCAGGGCCTCGTAGCCTAACTGAGAAACGAAGTATTTAGCTTCTTGATTGTCTTCTTTAGTTTCTATTTTGCCTACCCATTCTTGGTATGTCTTATATAAATTTTCAAAAGTGTAACTCGCAGAAGACAGGGCTATCATCTTTGAAGTGTTCGTAAACGTAGTTCTGTCTTTTTCTTCCATTGCTCCCTTTTGTATTAATTCGTCCTCTATTTCCCTGACCTGCATTCTTCTTGTCATGTCTTGGGGGGCAACCAAAAAGGGCATTAAAACGTTTTTAATTATATCCTCTGGCAAAAGCAGAAACTCGTCTAGCACAAGCACATTAGCACGAAAACCACGAATCTTTTCACCACTTAAGGGGATGGCTGTTATAGTGCCACCATTTATTTTCCATTCGTACTGGTCGTTTCTCTTTGTTTTAGCTCCAAAGGCTTGAGCTAGCAGAGCAGCCTCCTTAGTCTCTACTATTTTCTCTATGTTGTTAAAGATAAATCTTGCCGTACGAAAAGTTGGCCCAGCTATAAGTATTTTAGTATTGGGCTCGAAAATGCACTGCAAGAAACAATATATAGAAGCTATAAAAGACTTACCACAACCGCGGCCCCATACGCACATACTGAAGTTCCTGTTAAATAGTGCTCTCAACGTTATTTCTTGATATGGAGCTAGCTTAATACCAGTTAAGAGATATGTCGTAAAGTATAAGTTGCTTCTCAGAAACTCTGCTAAAGTAGTTCTCGCTTTTTTATCATCAAGGAAGCCTTCGAGCCTAGACAGTCTATCGTTTACGTCTTCGACTTCTCTTTCGTATTTCTCTGGACTTGACCACATATTAATCTAAGTATGCTATTAACAACGTGATTAGCACTATGGTAGCTGCTTCGTTGTAAGTTAAACAAATGTACCCCTTCATAAGATTTTTAAATCATAAGCTAACTGTAGGTCTATGTCTTTGTAATTCGTCCCACAGAAGAATAGCTTCCTTGTTAGTCTTGTGGCTTCTGTTCTGCCTTTGGCGAAAAGGAACTGGACATTATCATGCTTCTGAATTATGTCTCTAACGTTTCTCATTACAAACTCAGGAGTTACCTGTACCTTTTTTGTCACATATTTTAGGTAGTTGAACTTCATCATATTGTCTAAAGAATTTTCGACAACCACTACAACATACGCATCTTTCTCTTTGGCTCTTTCTAGCTCTCTGGAAAATCTTTCGCAGCCTCCTGTGAAGGTTCCTATGAAATCCTTAGTCTCTTTTCTTTCTACATAGCATTTATTGTCTTCTTTATCGAGCCAATAGTCAGCAAATTTTAAACCCTCTCTTCTTGTCTGGTAATTTATATTCAGGGGCTTTTGCTCTCTTGTATCAACTATTATCTCGTAACCTTCTTCTATGTTTTCCTCTATGAGCTCAGTGGCAAATTTAGTAAATCTAGGAATTAAACCAACATCTTTACAAGCGTCATAAAAGTTGCCAAAAAGCTGTTGATAGTAAAATATAGGAGGCATCATCGAAGTCCTCATCTCAACCTGAGTTGGGCAATACTTTATCCCCCTTCTTTCTATTCTCTCTTTTAAAAGCTTTGTACAAAACTCTCTTGCCTCCTCTTGTGGGGCTTGCTCTAACCACTTGCGCATATTCACTCTAGAGTTGAAATAATTAGAAAAATAATGACTTTTATTTTTAAATTTAATTAAGTCCTCGGTTAGTAAGTCTCTACGTGGATAATACTTTTGGTAATATTCAGCCATTCTTAGTTTGTGTTTGCGTAGATGCATATGCAGCTCTTTTTCTGTCGCAAACTCTTCTCCGTCAACTTTGCATTTAACCATTGATAGCCTCCTCTGTCGAAATACCAAATATCCTTGCTTTAACTTCGTCCATAGTGGTTAGTTTGTTTATTTCTTGCTTAATTGTCTTCTTTCTTAACTCAGCCATTTTTATTAGCTCTTTTCGGCTCTCATCATCCTTCCAAGTCTCAACTAAGTTCAGGATACTTGCATTGTCATGAACTTGCTTGCTTAGCCTATCGCTCCTCTTTTGTTTAAGGTCATTTAATAGTTTATGCTGCCTATTAACGCATGAATTATATTCATTCTGAGCAGTGCTAATAGCTTCGACTAGACTCATAGAAATTCTCCTACCCTCGTTATCTGAAGCGGTTTCATCTAAAAGATTTTGGAGTCTCCCAACTCTTCTTTGAATATTAGACGCTATAACCACTTCGCCAGAGAGAACAATATACTGATCAACTTCTTCTTGGGTTAAGTCGGGTTTATTGTAAGTATATCTAACAAAAGAAGACTCAAAAAGCTCTCTTTCTGTATCGTTATTATAGTTACTCATCTGATGACAAAATCTAAAAGTATGAAGATAGCCCATCAACCTCTCTATGTCCTTTTTTTGTCTAGGACTAACCTTATCTTTATCTATACCGCTATCGAGAATGAATCTATTAATCCTGCTCAAAACTCTATCCGGGTGTTTGGGGGCTTTATACTCATACCTTTCTTGCCCCTCTTCGGGAGTCTCAAAGCTTCCTCCATCTAAACTCTTACAGTATTCCGTAACCATTCTAGTCTCGGCGCTTAAACTAGTTAGCTTTTCGTTACTAAATAATATGCGAGACATCTCTACGTACTTCATTGTCCCTTTATTGTTACGGATGAACTCTTTGTGTTCTTCTAGAAGTTCCGGTTTGTCGACTTTCTGATACTCGCTAGCAGGGACAGCGCTAAGGTCTATTTCGCTTAAGAAGGCTTTGACAGCTCTACCTTCTTTGCTCCTGCCATCCCTACCCTTAAAGCCTGCTACATCTTGTATTAAATGCATTAAGGATATGTCTACTTTATCTCCAGCAAGAAATCTGTCTTTAATCGAAACTAAAGCAAACTTCTGTTCTTGACTTAAAACTAAATTATCTTCGCTCATAACCAATCCAATTCGTTCCTTTCTAATATTCTCTTAGCTTTATTCAGGATAGATTTTTGTATATTTTTTATCTGCTTATATCCGGGACTCCTGTTCTTCTCGGTAGTTTTAAAGTTCAGCTGTTTAGCTATTTCCACCTCGCTTTTATTTTGTATATAGAAGCTTTCGTATACTATCCACTCGTTTGGCTTAAGGGTTTCTTTGAGTTTTTGGTGAAGTTTGGCTATTCCTGTTTCTATGCTAGAAGCATAAGTTAAGCTTTCTTGTATCTCGCTTCTATGATTTTCCAGAGGCAAGGCCATCTTTACGTCATAAGCAGACTTTTTCTTAGTTAGCCATCTTTTGTATAAAGGACACCTTCCGTCCTGAGACCCATATATCGAACAGGCTGAGTCTGGCTCTGCAGCAGCGCATCTAAGACAAGGCTTGCAGTAATTACTATAATTGTTTCTTATTAAATTTTTAAGCTGATTGGAGATAATTCTATTTAACCAAGGTAGCAAAGGCTTGTCTTGGTCATAGAGGTGCCATTTTTTGAATATGTGTATTTTAAGAATCTGAGAAATATCTTCAAAATCCATCCAAGCAATAGAGGTGAGAGTCCACTTATTTTTCCTCTTGGATATCTCTTCGTTTATAGTCTCGATACAGTCTTCAAATTCTAATTTAACTTTCTTATCGGGTTTCTTTTTAGCTGCCATCTTCTAATTCTTCTTCGTTTTCTTTAAAAGCTGGCGAAACTAAGTTACCTAAAGATTGAGAATCCATTTTCGGAAAATACGAAGCATTCATATCTAATTCCAATGGAGGAATATTATCAGGAATGGC